AAGATATTGATTTGACCTGAGAATAAAATCTCTTCAATATCTTTAGAATTGTAAACGGCAATACCTAGATTGTCTATATGCATGTCAACATTTTAGTTGACTTTTATTAAATTGTCAAGATCTGAATCACGTTTTTGGTATTGTTCCTGCCAAGTTTTTGCTCTGCGTCCTGCCAATTCGGCCTTGTACATATCCAAGAAAACTGTAATCTGATGTTGAACATTTGGATTATTGGATTGGAAGTACTTTCGCGATAGATCTTGTATCTTGTTTTCAACCTCAGCATCCTTTAACGAACTAAGGTCATCTGCTAGAGGATTAAACATTATTCGAACGATGCTCCGTTGTTGCCAATGCAATACCACTTACCAGAAGTATATTGTAGTGTACATCCTTCGCCAATTGCGTCGAAGCGAATTGCTCCACCGCCTGAGGCTTTCCATCCAGCCTGGGCAGCACTAACAACCATTTGTCCCGTAGCCAATGACTTGACTAACAGTACTTTGACCTGTCCTTCCGCGCCAGCAAGTAGAGTTGAAGTTTCCTCACCTGCAATTTCAAAGTATGATGTTTTCTTTTGTGAGTTAATATTTCCAGAACTAATTTCTTCTGATAAAGAATCGTAGTTAGTATATTCGGCGGCCGACAACTCTGTATCAAACTCTCCTAGATATCTCACCCACATATCATCTCCGCCCAAATAGGTCGAAAACTCTAGTAATTGAGGTTGTCCTGATGTTTTAAAATTAACAGGATAACTACGGTCATATTTTACATCGCCCCCGCCCGATGTTGCCCATGTGATTGAAAAACTATCTACTGGATCTAACGAACTAACTTCAACAATCATTCTAGCAAATCGATTATTTTCTAATGTAGTACTGCTGGTAGTATCCCAATTTATCACAATAGACAATGCATCAGCATCTAAAATAATTCGTTGATGCCCACCATTTCTAAATTGTACTTCCGGTACACCGGTACTGAATACTCCCGGAGCATAGGACTTTTCTGTGTTAGTAACTAATAGTGTGTTATTAATTGTGTTACCTGAAAAATCGTTTACACCGTTAATTTTTGCAGTGGTATCTTGTAGAGTACTAATTTCCGATCCAGCAAGAGCAAGACTTGACTTGATAACGTCAAAATTATCTCTAAATCCCTGTGAGTCGTTGTCGACGCCTGCAACTGGAAATGCTTCGTCGATGTTTATGTAAATGCTGTTAATTTGGCTAGCCATATCTTATTCCTTTAGTGTATTTATTATACGTTATAGCGGTAGTTTGTAAATTTTAGGAACTGTTCTTTAGAATTTCCTAGTGTACTATCAATCAAAAATCTATCAATTTCGTAGTCAATGAGTCCAAAATCAAAACCGCTGTTCTTAACATTATCTAGTACAAACTGTCCTTGACCAGGTTTGCAATAACATAACGGGATAGCATTTACAAAACCAGTTGCCGGACTTTGACTATCTTGTGAGGTTTTCATCCACATTGGCAAGAATTCATTTTCTATTGCAATTGCCCTAGAAGAATTTCCATCTTGTGCAGTGATACTGAGATTACGTAAATTTGTTCTAATATTAATTAGACTACTTGGATATGCGTATTCTTGATCTTGTCCGCTGGCATATACTGCGGTGTTATCTGCGGTATATGGATCCTTGACAGGTCTAAAACGATCAGGTTGGTCTTCAAGTAATTTTGCTTGGTTCTCTGCTGTGGATAGGTCGCCCTGTGCGGCACTGTTCCTTGCTTGATTTACCAGTGTTACGGAATTGTTTTTTGTAGGAAGTTTAATTTTTAATGCAGCAGATTTTTTACCTACTTCATATTCATCTAACACTTGAATATAAATTACTTCGTACAAAATGTCGTTAGATCCTTGCTCCTTGGCAACGGCTCTGCCGACCTCGCCCATCTTAAAACGTTTGCGTTTAATATTTCTATTTAAGAAAGGCACGTATTCTTCAATACTTCTTGTTTCAATACCGGCATATACTAATAATCGTAAATCAGTTTGCACTCCAAACTTTGGATCATTTAATCTATAGATGCGCTCGGGGGTAAACACGCTGGAGTCATTGATAAAGTTACTAAAGTAATTTCTGCTATCAATTTTCTGATAAGGTCGCGCATAGATATTACTATATAATCTATCTGTACTTTCATCAATGGATAGTCTAAATTCTCCTACTATTGCACTGTAGTTAAATTGGTCCGATGCAAACACTGAGAATGTATAACTGCGGTCATATGATTGAGTAGCGCCGTCGAAGGTAGTGGCGGCAAATATTTCTTCCCATGTATTAATGCCAATGTCTGGCTTATTGCTGTTAGAAGATGTGTGATTTTGTTTGCATATAAAACGTCTACCGATGTAATTGATAACATCACCTAGTTCGAATACAGTACCAACTGTCCATGCCCTACTTGCATTATCGAATAGTGTTAGGCCTGGAGCACCATCAACGGAAAATTGCGGCACACTACCAATAATTTCTCCTCTGGCATTCAAGGTTAACCCAGGAGGCAACTTACTTGCTGTGCCATCGCTGTTTGTTGTTAACAACTGATATGATAACACTGCTCTTGGTACACTGGTTTCTGCAATCACAGATAGTGTACTTGTAAAATTAGCACGTATCTTGCCAAGGTCCCTACCAGTAATAAACTTAATAACACTGTCTACTTCCCCTAAAATTTTGATATCAAAAGTTTTAGGTGCAATATTTGTATTATATATCAACGTGCTTTCAATAAATCGTTTAGTGAGAACTGTTGGGTTTCCTGCACCGTCGCGAGCCGGCACGTCAATCTTTAATGGTATGTCTAATCTTAACAAGGCGTACTGTCCGCCAACAACTGTTTGACTAGTGTAGGACAGTACTTTATATTGATAAGACCCAATTCTTAAATACTCATTGAGTATTCGTGTGACATCTTGATCTGTCAATGGATTTATCTGTAAGAAGTTTTGACCGTAGGGAGCATTAACTCCTACAACAACAGCCACTTCTGATTCTGTATATCCAGTTGCATCATACTTGATAGCGTTGACTGTAAATTTATAATCTCTAGTAATAGCCGGCTGATAGGGAACAAATCCGAATATTTCTCCGTTGTTGGGATCTAAAAATAATCCTTCGGGTAATAGACTAGGAGTGCCATCTGGGTTAAAGTCGTCTAGTTCGTAGATCAACGGGCTTAGTGCCGGATTAGCATCAAACGCTTCTAGTATTATAGTAACATAGTTGTTGGCTCTTTTAATTCCAAGATTACTTCCGCTGAGCCAAAATGCACCTCTTAGGTATGTTGCATCGGCAGTAAATGTTCCGTCGCCTACTTGTAGTATAGTGTTATCGGCACGTAAGAAATCATCTCCTACAACATATATACTAAACTTTCGTCTAATAACACTAATGCCGTCTGTGATACTTACATAAAACTCGTATCTACGATTTAGTTTTCTAGGAGCCTTGACTAGGTCAATAAAGTCAAATACTACACTGTCGTACAAAAATGTATCTAATCCTGTTCGTGGAGTTACTCCAAAGTCAAACGGATTGCTGTCAAATAAATTTGTATCAAAGTATCCGTTGCCGGCACTGATATCTAATGCAAGAATAGGGTCAATCTTTCCGCTGATTAATCCAGATGCTGATAGAGTTAGTCCCGGTGGCAGTTCGCCATCACCGTCTTGTATGAAAAAATCTAAAGTATCTCCGGCTTTAATATCTTGATCAATGGCAGTGAGATTAAATTCGATATAGGTGTTGTCCAATACAAATGCTTGACCATTTGGATTTATAGATAGATCGCCGCCTGGAGTTACCCATACTGGCTCATCTGGGCCTTCTACATACATGTAGAAAGTTCTATCACTTATTTCGTCGTTGAGTGTTGCTCTGATAACAAATCTAAACTCAGTTCGAACATTAACTTCAAACGGAGTTCCTTTGATATTGCTACCGATGATGCGAAGCCCGTCGGGCAACTTGCCAGAAATCACAGCGAATGTAACTCCGGCTAGATTGCCTACTAGGGGATAGGTTGGAAGTGCTTGATTTAGACTGACTCTTTCTTGGAGTTCGCCCAAACTACTTCCGCTTTTTAGTGTCCAAACATTTAGCATTTCTACGATTCCTCGAAGTATTTATCGCACGGAACCGTAGACTGAATTTGGATTATGTGTTAGAAGCGCCCGACAATGCAATATTATACCAGCCGTCGTTGAGTCTAACTTGTAGTCTGCCGGCTGGACCACTCAACGGGCTACCACCAGCGTCTGTTGCTTGGTAGTTATGAATAATTGTGCCGTCATTTATAAACGGAGTTAGTGCATTTCGCTCTGCGTTGCCAATAGAACGCAAGTTGAGTGCTGTGACCTTTAATTCGCCCTTTGAACTATATCTCAATAAGTCTGTGGCGTCCGGAATTGTAGTTCTTGCTTCTAACAAATCTTGAAACGCAGAAATAGCACTGTCTCCAGAACCTAACACAAATGTTGTTGGAACAATACCAGGCGTTGCGTCTGTTTGATCTTCAGCAATAAATGCAAAGATACCTGCTAAACCTTCTGATGCAGTGCCGCCTACGCCAACTTTATTATTAAAACTAACATAAAAGTTACCGCCTAGAATATCATTTGTTTGAATGTTATCAGGATTAGCAGCCACTCCCCTATAAGTTCTATATTCGTTTATGTTAGGCAATGTTAACTCGCCACCACCCATGTCTGCAATTTTTCCAAAGTGTACCCACGGCTGTTGTTCATACTGAGTAAACGTAAACGGGGATTCTTCAGTTCCTAATTGAAAATTAGCAAATGGGCTAGGATCAGAAAATGTTATTTTGTCTCCGCTGATCACAGTAGTTGAGTCTGTTGCTGTATTAATTAGTGTAATACTATCACCACCAAACGTATTATTTGTGGCATTGACCAGTACTTGAGTACTGTCCGAACTTAGTACATTTCCGACCAAATCCGACTCTACTGTAACTGCTTGTATAGTTCCTGAACTGATAATATTACCACTGACATTAACATTGCCTGTATTGGTAATTGAACCAGTGGACACGATAGCGATTCCGCCGTCTCCTGTGATTGTTAATTTCTTAGTTGTGTTAGTGCCGACATTGTTTATGTTGCCAGTGAAACTTAAATTACCAGTCCCTGTGATATCATTACCGTTAAGAATAACATCACCTTCCATATTGCCTGAAAGTACAGCATTCTGTCCCACAGCAACACCGCCTAAGGTTATGCCATCCCCTACGTATATAGGATCAACGCCTGCTGTTAAGTAGTCAGTTACAAAGACCAATTCACCAATTGCTGGTGTATATAGTAATCTTTGTACGTCTGTTCCTCTTCTAATCTGTAAAGCCATTTAGATTTTCTCCAACTTTTAAAGTATTCCTGCATCTACTGACAGATCAGTAGGTGATATAATGGTGCCACAATCTAGACCAATCTGCGCCAATAAGTATGTGAACGAACTAGTATAGGTATTATCTAATGTGCCGAAGTCAAAAGTATTTATCGTACTATTCAAGTCCCTAACAGAGATGCCGTCTACTCGTGCAGGCCTATAATTAGGAAGGCCTGGGTTCGGTTGTACTCCAACGATATTACCAGCGGCAATGATATAATCCGGACTTAACGGATAAACCCTACCCATTAAGTTACCGTTAAATGCACCGTTGAACATGGATGCAGTAATTATGTTACCTGCTATACTACCAGTGGCTGTTAAACTACCCACATTAATGTCTTTACCGACAAAGTTTGTACTGATTACTACTTTGTTACCATCTAGTGTAATGGCCAACTTGTCGTTGACTGCAAGTGTTTTAAACTCTAGAGTGTTTACGGTCTTTTGTTTGAATAGTCCTACACCGTCGCCAACGTTTGCGGCCACGGTGCTAACGTCGATACTGGTTTCAAGTTCAACAAGATTGTCATTGATCTTTTGAAACGCGGTACGGAGATCGTCCCCTGTACCGTCGTTTGCTATGTTTCCTATGTCAATTAGTGTTATGTTCATAATGATATTTATCTTAACAGCGGCCCACTGCTACTTCCACAACACCCGGGGCAGCGTCTGTTTTGGCTGCTAGTGCTTTACCGATAATAGTACCCGCACTTGGATCGTTGTTTACAATAGCGTGACCTGGTTTAGCGGCTGCTACCAGGATATCTCCCTTTTTAACCATGCCTACTACTTTAACTGGAACACGACCTTGTAGGGCTACACAGACCTTAATTCCTGGGCAAGCATCATTCATAATGTAAGCGGCAGAGGCTGAAACAACACCTGCTACACGACGATCCATATGTAACTGTGTAGTTGTTACTTCACGTTCACCGCCAAATATTAGAACAGTGCCTACTTCGTAGTCTTGATCACCTTCGTAGTATTCTGCTAAGTCAGCATAGGTAGCAATCAATTTGCTGCCGCTGGTTAGGCTCCAGTTGCCTTCAATACTTCCAAGCGCCGCGTTGTCTGCACCTGCTTTAATCAATGGTGTTTTAACATGGGTGCTGAAGTTACCTTCAGTGCCGCCGACTGTGGTAGTTGCGCTGACACTAGTTGCACTAGTGATTGACCCAGTGCCGCTGGTACTCAAGTTACTGCTGACGCTTAATGTTCCAGTTAACGTGGTATTACCGCGGATATTAACAGTGGTCGCTCCGGGTGTTGATCCTACTGATTCAAATGTTGTAACACCGCCTGGTGTCTTTATAGACAAGGTAGTGCCGACCACTTCAATTGTTGAAAAACTATCAATTATTAGACCCTTGACATTGATCTTGCCGGATGCATCTGTTTGAACAATACTTGTTGCGGCACCGTTGGTGGTAACTGGCTTAACATCGTAACGAGTAGCAATTGGATTAGCAGTATTGGCAAACATTAATCCAGCAGTAGAAGTGCCGCCGATAAAACTCTGATGTTGCACACCGTCACCGTCAATCACTGCCTGTCCAAATGTAATTGCCGCTGGACTTGCATTAGACCCAATTCTATTACCCAGCAAGTATCCTGTGGTAATATGTTGTAGTTTTCCTAGAGTAACACCAGTAGTTGCACTAGTAGATGTCTGTAGTTCAATCCAACCACTGGTTGCAGTAAATTCTGTGTTCTTAAAACTAGCAAGTCCTCTATCTGCTTGTGTAATGCTGGTAGCATTTACACGAGTCGTGGCCGCAGTCATCGCTAACTTACTCTGCGCAATGGCTGCACTATCATTAATGTGGAAGTTAGTGATAGGATTGTTTGCCCCAAGACCGCCACGCAACTTGTAGGTAATAACGTTACCGTCACGAGTGATAGTTAAATCACTGCCGCCGCCAATAGTAGTTGAGGTATTGGTAATAGTCGCAGTGCTGTTATTAACGTCAATCCATTCGGCACCGCTATACATTAGGAAGTCTAAGTTAGCCTTGCCACTTACATTAACTTTTGTATCAGCAAGTTGTTGATTATCGACATATGCCTTATTAACTGCATCCGTGTCTGCCGCTGGCGCACCTACGGCTTGGAGTTTAAATCCTCCTATGTTCAGGTTTGCTATTGGACTTAAAATACCTGCACGATCTAAAAATCCTGGACCAATTACATCTGCTTCGTCCACTGCTTCATCTGTACTACGGAATAAACCTAAACGTAGGTCTACGTATCCTTCGATGGCGTTTTCTGTTGGCACAGCATCGGTGGCAGCATCTGTAAACTTCTCATCATTAGAGAATTCACTGATAGCAACACCTCGTTTGAAACCAATACCGTCTAAGTTGCTTAACGCAATTGACGCTGAGAATGTTACACGACCAGTGCCTTGGTCAACTGTAAAGAATCGACCTACACGGAAGATACCGTTTTGGTCAGTGGTTACATAGAATACACGACCTCTAGTACGTTCTTCAACTTCACGACTTTGAGTTGCGGTTCTAGGAGGACCGTAAATCTTGCTTGGATAATTAGTTGAGTTATATCCGCCAGTGCCGATGTCTAAGAAATCATGCCCTGTTACACGACATGTACTAATACGAACCACGATGTCGGCAAATTCATCGGCAGCAAGACCAATACGTATAGTTGGAGAGTCAAGTAAGTCTAAATTTGTAGGAGCGTAAACTGAACTATTAAGACCTGTTGCTATTGTACCTACTAAACTTTTTTCAGTTACGTCCGTAAATCTTAAAATACCGTAGCCTGCACTAACGCCTTGATCTATGTAACTTGTAACGGCATGCATCTTGCCATCCCATGCAAATAACATATCAGCAGAATTTAATCGATCAATTACTGAGTTTTCAGTGATCCTATCAATGGCAATAGCAACGTCTCCGATAGTAGCACCTAGAGTCTTGCCAGGATTACTTGGATCAACTTCCGTGACATTGTTAGGATCGGCTACTAACTTGATGTAATCGTAGGTTGTATCAAAACTTAATACACTTGCATCGCTGGCCAAGTTGTTGTTTAGCGGATCTTTGTTGGCATAGGCTAGAACACGGTAAACGCCTGCCTCTTCACCGGCACCATTGGGATCGTCTACGAAGGTCAACGCAGTACTTGGACGTACTGGATTAGTATCATCGATCTCGTAGAATTCGAAGTTTTGATTACATCTGATAGTCAGTGGCTGATCATGTGACAGGCCCACTGCTAGACCTGTAGTGGATGTATCGTTGTTACCGCCGGTGCTTAGGTTAATACGTACAATATTTCCTTGACCCCATACAGTTGTTGTGCCCGTTCCGTATGTGCCCGGATCACTGCTGTATTCAACAGTTACACTGGTAGACGTGCTGGCTGTTGCAAGTACACGTTTGTTATAATTCGTATTGCTGTTGCCCGCTACAGTGTAAAATGTTCCTACTCTTGGCACATAATCTGGGTCAACAAAATTAAATGTCACTGAGTATGGACCAATACCTGATACACTGCCGGCACTGGTAATGGTCAATGGTACACTGGCCGACACATCGGTTACTGTTGCAACTTCGTATCGTCCAAACCCATTACCAGTAATACTTCCAACGGTAATACTAAAGTTAGTACCTGGACCAATTTCAGCGCCAGCACTTAGTAAATCGCCTACGGTATATTGTATGCCGCCACCGGTTAAACTAACTACAGTGACTTGATTGCCCGCCACCACAATATTTGCTTTGGCTCCGTTGCCAGTGCCGCCAGTTAGTGGCACATTTAAATATGTACCATTGGTATATCCGGTGCCGCCCACCAATGTCGCCGCACCAAATTCAGCAATAATTCCAGCCCCGTGATTAACTTCAAGTTCGGACACATTGTATGGCGGATAGTCTAAGTTATAGACGTATATTTCTAAGTCGTCCTTAATGTTGTCTAAACTGTAAATGCCAGTTTTGTAAACACGACCAACTTGCATCATGTTATTACGTAGTCTAGATCGATCTGGAATTTCTAGTGGATCGCTGCCCGATGATACAAGTCCGTATTCACCGTTGGCGTTAGAACCGTTTAATGAACGAATCTGGCCGCCGTTGTTAGCATAGTAGGCAGTGTAGCAATAGTATGAAAACACAGACACTGCTTCAACTAATCCAGTGTTAGTGGCAACTAATCCATAGCCTAGGTCGTTGACCTGTGTGTAGTCATTGGAACACATACTAGTGTTACCTGGACTCAATAAGTCAATGTCGTCGATGTATGTAATTGTAGTAGTAGTACCGGTACCGAACACGCCCGGATCGCCATCAACAAATTTAAATGTCATCGATGACACTGTTGTTGATATACATTCAACTGTTTTATTGTATCCGGGATTGCTGTTGCCGCTGATTGTATAACGTGTTTTTTCGTAAAGCGCAACTGATTGCGTAGCATGGTTAAGAGTTACGTAGAACGCACCATTGTCTGGATCTTCTATCTTATTGCCAAACGTTGTAACACCTATATTCAGCGGGTTGGTGATGCCTGCGGCTACTGCACTTCTAGGATCACTTACTACTAATCGATAAACTGGGTAAACGATCGACTTACCAGAAGGAATAATAGTTGTTATATTAAAATTAGGATTTTGAATCACTGATGTAACAATGTCCATCAATGCAGTTAGTCTAGTAACAGATGCTGAGCCGTCTAACGTGTTGTCAAGCACTTGTGTAACTGGAGTTGCTATACCATTTAAAGTTTGATAACTAGTTGCTGGTGTAGTTTGATTCAAAACATTAATGGCAGTTGCCTTGGCTATTTCTAATGCTGCCAAAGTTTCTGTTAGTTGTTCGCCTACCACTAATCCTGCACGAGCAGTTTGATAACTTTGTGCTGATCGAACAGCATTGTATGTCCCGCCATATAACAAGTCTGCACTAACGTTGGCCACAATGAATCCAGTATCTCTGGCACACTTGGCAAAGTCGTAACTCAATTGTCCGGGAACTGATCCAGAGCCGTCAATCAAAGGCACTACATCGCCATTAGGCAATCTAGAAATTGTGAAAGAAGTTGGATTTAATACTTCCTTAACATAATATTTTACGCCGCTGGATAGACCGCCAAGTAATACCACAGTACTCGGGGCAGCACGGAATAACAAGTCGTTGACTCCGTCAGCGCCACCTAGCAAACTACCAAATATTTTTATACTATCATTGACTTTAAAACCAGTACCGTTTGTAGTAATAGTAATAATAGTGTTGGTATTAGTATAAGTTGTGCCGGTGCCTGTTTTACTGATAGTTGCAACCGCACCCTGTCCAACACCGCTGGTAGCAGTTAATGGTACGTTTGTGTAAACTCCAGCAGTAGAGATTGCATCACCACTTAAATTTTTAGTGCCTTGTAATGCCCCAATACTGGAACTTACACCAAACTCTATTGGCATTCCAGCACGAAGGTTGGCTGTACTATCACAGGTTAATTGATCTGTTGATGCTGATGTTGCAGTAACCGTTGTTTTATAAGTTACGCTAATAAAACTAATAACTTCTGCTTCGATAAATTTTTTGTTAGAAACTAATAATGAACGAGCATCAACTGCATTTAGTGGATTATCTAGGATTTCAATCAGTTCATCAAACAGCGCATTAACTTTGGCTGTTCCCAGTGCGCCTGTTGTGTTAAACGAATCTGTAACTTGTGGAACAGCAGTTTGATAACGTGTAGCCACAGGTTGATTGTCGATAATTGCCAGCATCAAGGTGTTAATATATTCCACCGTTGCAACTATTGTTTCCAACTGTGTTTCAATTATATCTTGCGCACTTGCTGTGCTTTTAAAATATGAAAGTCCAGTTTGTACAGTTTCTAAATTACCGTTATAGAATACATCGTGCGCAATTGCCTCGACGATATAGCCTGTTTCTTTCTTATAATTATCTACGTTATAAGTAAACCTTAGATTTAAATATCTTAGTACATCGCTTTGCAATAGTGATTTAAAAGATTGTAATCTTGTTTGAGTCTCTACTAATGTGTTGGCCACTGTGGAAACAGAAATATTGACTATCGCTGGTGTTGCCACTACTCCGCCAAATATAATGTTTTTAATAATGTTTAACTTGCTGACTATCAATGATGATTCAGTTGAGGTTCCTGCGCCACCGCCGGTGACTTGATCTACATCTGTTTGCGCTAAGTTGGCCACTAGTATTGGAACCCCAGTGATAACATTTGGTAACAAGCCAATAATGTGGTTTAATCCTCCCACAATTTGAGCAGTCTGTCCGCTGATCAACGTAGTATCGTCGTCAGGATTGAAATACCTCAGACCGGAAGACACACTTGCGGTATTACCACCGTAGATAGAATCGTAAATACTTGCCCATAGATTCTGCTCTAATTCTAGCCCGTATTCTACCTCATCAAATACAAATGACGGATACACTGCGGTAATCTTAGCAATATATTCTGCTTTTAAGAATTCAAAGTTTGCTTCTAATATTGTTCGTGCATTATTTAAATCAGTACTTGTTCCAGAGGTATTAGGAATTACATATGTGGCCGCGGCCGATAAACCATTAGTAACAACATCGATAATCTCAGTCAAGTTTGCATTTGCTCTTGATCGTGCTAATGTGTTGGTTACTAATACTTCATCGATTTTTGTTCTTAAAAAGGTCAATGCTTCTATAGTTGCATTACGTTGAAATTCAAGACTTGTGTCATTAGAAATATCCAAATTATCGTATGGCATTTTACCATAGTACGAACGTGCCGCATACACACTCTTATAATTCGAACCAAACAAAAAGTCTTCACCGAGTGCATCAATGATATATCCGAGGTCGCGAGCGCATTTTGTCTTGTCAAACACAAAGTTGGGTCGCAATACTGTATCAATATATCCAATGACTTCTGCTTTGATAAATTCTTTATTCTTAAGAATAAGTTGTCTTGTACCAGAAAAGCCAGTGCCGTCATTAGTGAAAGTATCAACTTTGAATGTACGGCCTTGTACAACAAATGAACACGGAGTTGCTGGCGCACGTTCTGAACCAGACACTAATAGTTCTGTGTCACTGGGTTGACTTACTACGTTAAACGGCAAGTTGCCGGTAAACCCGTCTACGTATTGACCGCCAGCAAAACGTTGTTTGTTTAATGATCCTGAAAAACTTGAACCTTGTTGAAAGTACGGACTCTTGGACAATACCTGTGCTTCGGGATCCAGCACCATCATAAAGCCGCCGTGGCCTTGACAACTAACCTGACGAATGATTGTAGCATCGCCGCAAAGGAATACATCTAATTCTCTATTGTTCTTGCGAATACTTGCTCTATCACTGGCATCTGTTAGATAATGATACCCATACTCTGTGGTAGTAATAACCATGCCGTCGAAGTTTAAATCTCTACGGAACCAAATGTCGGCCCATGGGCTTTCGCTTGGCCTGTCTGCTGGTCGAATAATTACACGACGGAATTCGTCACCTACGATAGATACGTTTTGTGGTATACGAATTGGGAAGTCTTCTTCGTACGTGCCAGATTCTAAATAAATTGTCAAGTTCAAAGACTTAACAGGTTGGTCGAATTCTAAATTCTCACCTTCGACAAATGTGCCTTCTACATCTTGTAAATCGATATAATCTTCACCGATAGGGCTACCAGCATCTGATCCGTAGTACAGATAAATGATACCCCTTGCACGACTTGTGCGACCTACTACTAATTTACCAGCAACAATATCTGGTCTAGGCAGTAGGCCTTGATCAACACGGCCGCCGTCGTTGTTTGTAAAGTAAACTCGAGTTGTGCCTTCAGCACCTTCTTCAATTCTGCTGACTTCTGAAAATCCTTTACCTTGACCAAACGCAATCAACTGACGATAAGGGCCAGTTTCAATTGGTGCTTGATCCATTAATTCTTCTGCTTTTTGGGCAGCACGGTTAAGGCTGCGATAAGCATATGCCCATGAGCGTCCTTCTTTGCCTAGGGGAGTGTTTGATTGATCGTCGGTACCGGAGGTAGAAACATATAAGTTGATGTTACTAGCATATGTACTAGCATCTACATAGTATTTGGTTGCTGCCTGAAGGTCGTCGCTGCCAGTTGGCGTTCCGCGCCCTGATAATTCTCCGGGGTGATCGCTTAAAAATAACTTGTCCAGCATTGTACGATTTGCTGTACTACCTGCACGGGTGATAACTTCGCTGGTACGTGGTACTTGAATACCACTGGCGCCGGCAGGCACATTTAAGTATCCCTGCATTGTATCGCCGGTTACGTTGACAAACTTGTTATCAACATAGCCTTTGTTTACTGCAAATGTATCAGCAGTTGGTCCGCCGTCGGGATATTCTTCTGGAGGGTAATGAGCGGCATTAAATTGTCCTACACCGATGGCAAAATCGCTGTCGTTGGTCGGTGCATATAAATTACCAATCATCGATCCAGCGGCATCTAAACTAAACTGTAGACTCGGTAGTGGATCGTCCTGAACTCTAGAACTCAATGAACTAATAACAATGTCGCCAATGTTAGCGCCACTTGTGGGCTGGGCAATTGTTATACCAGGACCAGCGGCAATTTCTTTAAAGACTAATGCACTACCACCGGGGTTAACTACTGGGATCTTGCCCGATTCACCTATTAACGAACTAGGAGTATCTGCTAGGTCAGTGAACGCAATTTGTCCACCTAATCCAAATACCGAATATAGTTCTTGAAAATTTTCGTTGGTTTTTCTAAACGATTCGCGGATACTATCGCCTGTGCCATCATTACCTTCTACGCCGATGTCTATGAGTTTTCTTGACATTAATATGCTCCATATGACTTGTGTCCTAATATTTAGCGTAAGATTTTATAATCTTAATGTAAATACGTGTATGCTTATTCGAATAGACAAAGAAATTACAAACCATACACGAGTTAGTAAACTTGGAGTAGAACACTGCTACGTTAGAGAGCGTAGTATAGCAGTGTTCCGATGCGATAATTGCGGTGGAGGATTTACTAGACCACGCGGCAGTATGGATCCTAAGAGATTAACTAATAATGTATTCCATTGCTGTGGTAATTGTGATGCTAAAAGATTTGCGCAGAACAAGGGTATTGAAAAGAAACAAATCTGGGACATGCCTGCTAGTAGCCTAAAAACAATAGGCCGTATATAAACGTCAATAAATAAATCACAAGGAGGAACATCATGTTCAACAAAATTAAAGAATTCTTTACAGGCAAACCAGCAGAGCCAGTTAAAGAAGTTGTAGCGGAAGCGCCATACAAAGTAGAAGTAAAATCATTCGAGGATACATCGGATATCGCTATTGCACAACGTCCTGCACCTGTTGCTAACACAGCACCAGTTGAGGCACCTAGCACCGTTTGGCCGTTCCCTACAGCAGTTGGAGTTGCGCCAGAGTCAGTTAAGGCTGCACCTGCTAAAAAACCAGCCGTTAAAAAGCCTGCCGCTCCAAAGAAGCCAGCAGGCGGAAAAAGAAGTGGACGTAAGCCTAAGGCTTAATTCTTACTTTGTTCGTATAATGCAAAACTAGCAAGGTTCTTTCCCTTGCTTTCTGCCATGATATCGAACTGATCCCAGAAACTCAGTGCCCATTCGTTACAGGCTCTATTCCAATAGAAGTCTGAATGTGCTCTGAGTTTTGCCTTTTTATATCCAGTTTCCAACAATACTGGAAAGTTTGGTTGTGTACTAGAGCAGTGTCCTACCAGGATATCTTCACGACTGAGACTGTAATGCATTACTGGTCTTACACCCCTCCACGAATCAATTATGCGTAAAACTCTATCGTCGGTGGGCTGTAGATATGTTCCACTATGGATCCAGTCATGGTGTATGTCAAGCACCAGTGCGCAGTGTTTGACGAGTTCAATGCTACTGTCAATTCCCCAGGAGATTTCGTCGTTTTCGATTGTGATGCAGTTTCTTGCCTCGGTGGATAATCTTGGCAAGACATCGATAATACCTTGGGGGCCTCTTCGACCCGAGATGTGTACGTTAATCTTAAAGTCCTGGAAAGTCTTGCCGTATCCCATCCAGCGGGCCATATCCACATGATATTCGATCTCCTCTATTGACCTGTTGACAATGTCCGGATTGTCACTAGCAAGCACAGTAAACTGGCCAGGATGAAAACTAAGACGAACATTGTTTTTACGAGCACTATCGCCAACAACGCTGAAATGCCGCTCACAATACTGAATAACATCGGGCTTACGCCAGAAGTAACTAAAAGTGGGCTCAGTATATACAGGAAGGATATCACTGCTAATACGAACCATCCTAAGATTTTCATGTTGTTCTCCTACTTTTTCTACAAGCATACGAACACTTTCAATGTTCTGCTTCATTAAATCCCAAAGTTTTTCTTCGGCTACTTGACGACTTTGTCGCTTGAGCCAACTAACTGTGGTACTACCTGTGTTATACTTTTTGCAATCGTCTTTGGGTTTAATACCATTAACTTGATGCGGATGATCGATCCACTTACACGCAAAACCAATTTTTTTCATAGGTACTTAATAACAAGTTGCTCGACTACAAGGTAGTACGACCAGAGTGGAAAAATAAATGCAAAGAAAGTGCTCCAAAAGCCCTGGGCAATAACCAGGCCAGCAATCCATGCTACAAGTAACAATAAACTAATCAAGTGTCTCATGCTATAATTATAGCACAACTATCGCCAGTTGTCAACTACTATAGTATCGGCTACATGTTCTGGATTGGGAGTACCGTGAAATACAAATATACTAGTGTTGGGATCTACTTCTGGATCTCGAACTGTCTTAAAGGTTTGTACTGCACCCATTCTGCTTAATTCCGAATGACGGCGTACTTGCCATTTGTAACTTTGTATCCAAGGATCGGGATAAAATTTAATACTTGGTTGATGTAGTTTCCAAATCCAATCTTGGTCTCCCATTAATCCGGATGATTGTCTACGGTCTGAACGATATAGATTCCAAATATCTGAGTAATGACCACTACACCATCGCATCACTGAACTGTTTAACTTGGGAATTTTGTTAAAAATCTTGCCAGGATCTTCAAATCCAATAAAATGTCCGGGCATATGAGTCAATAATTTGTCGATATTATCGATGATAACAATATCCAAATCAAAATACAGATTGGTTTCGCCTGCTGTAAAGTGGTCGTCTTTGAATAGATATGTTTTCCACCACCAGCCTTTGATGGTTTCATCAACGGGCAATGACTTGATTTCGATCCTAGGGTCAAGACCTTGGGGGTCTTCGGTGAAACATACAAAGCGATGGGGTACTGTTAGATGCCTCTGCACCATATTATACAGTTTGTTTACATAATCGGAACTGTACTTGTTTCCGAATTTAAGGCATAGAACGTTTAGCATCTACTATTTAACCTTCTACCAGTGGCGTATTACTCCTGCTATGATAAACAGGTTGGTAATTATGTAGCATAGCACAACGGCAGTTCGAATATAGGCAATTTTATCTGCTTCTTTATCCGAACTGCTGGCCTTTTCGCCCAGTGCTTTAGCCCACAGCCGCCAAAGTCTTTTCATTAGCCCTCATAAACTGCCGAGTTGCCAGCGTGTTCAAATACTTCAGCACTTCGAAGTTTGACTCCTTGGCCAACCGGGTAACGTGCTTCAAATACACGACCGTCTGGATGTGTCCATCCGCGACCTTCTTTGTATGCTTGTAGTATTTCGTTCATAGTTTGATAAGCCAACTCAGCAAACTTTTCGCAACCTACTGCTTCTACAATACGTAGATCTAGTACACCGCCCTCTGCTTGCTTGCCTAACTTGGCAAGTTCTTTAAACTTTGGCAAATGAGGATCATCTGAACCTACTACAGTAGTATGATCAAACTGCCAATCAGCCCATTCTTTAAATGCTTTGAGGCCACCGAAGTCCATGACCCAATTGCGGTCGTCTAATGTTTCTGATTCGAAAATTAATTTGATACCGATTGAGTATCCGTGTAGTAATGAGCAGTGACTATGTGTACTTCTCCACTGTCTAAAACAGCATGATAAGCCGCGATCGTTACCGTAAGTTTTTGTTGAAAGATATTTTGCCATTGTAATCTCCTTGATTAAGCAATGGCGGCAGAGTTTATATTGCGGGATGACGCCTAGGCCGCATATATGTATTATATAGGAATTACTGTGAGTGTGTCAAGATTTTTAAACGTAACATTTGCCAAATGCCAACTTTCTGGCATTTTCCAATTGCTGTTATTAAAAACTGTAAAATACTTATCAGGGTGCTCTACGAACACTCTAGAGATCTGATATATCCAGTATTTAGGATCAACTGCAACACTCGTGCTGGCAGAATAGTTATCAGTATCTTTGTACACATTGTTGACCAAGCCGTTGCTACTGTACAAGTCAAATCCAATCAATGAAATATTGTTTGAAAACAATGTTGCCAGTAGAACTGCGTATGGCCCACTGCCCCAATGTATGGCATTGTCTGCACGTTGACTGCCCTGTGGGGGTGTTGGTAGCGGATTGGCATGTTCTGATTTAATGTACTGCGGCCTAGTCCATATGGCCATGTCTTCCATTTGTGCAGAACACGAGTCTCGAAATGGTTTAGAATCTACACATACCAAGTGGTCAACAAACGTTTCTTTGTAGATAGAATTGCAGCCAATTTTAGGACCTGATAGTTTATCTAGGTCTACAACTTTTCGACTTTCACCGTTGCCTATTACTATCATTTACCTATGTAGCCAAAGGATTTCCATTCTCCAGGCTTGCCACCAGTTATACATACCCATCCAATGAATCCTGTATCTTCTGGTTGCGAGTTCCAAGCAATGTCACCTTTGGTCCATACACCAGTCTCGGGAATCCGTGCAGATGTAATGAATTTCTTACCGCCAAACATAACGGCCCCATCAACTTGTAAATCAACTTCAGGGTTGGGATTAGTTACATTTACAGACAGTTTACCAAACACATTGATATTTCTATCTGTTCGTTGTTTATCACCTAGTGCAATATCGCCTAGGTTATTTACAGACAAAATTTTGTCTGTGGCGGCCACAATAGCAAAGTCTTTGCTAGTTGTTTCAATTTTGTTTGCAGTGAAGTTTAAATCGCCAGTTAGATCTTTAATAGCAAATGGTCGAGTTACTGTGACTGCATTATTGGATACTTCTAAATGGTTGTCTACTGTAAAAGATCCACTGACTGCAAGTTCCGATAATACACCCACACGAGTCAAACTACTGGTCTTAACTGACTCTCCAAGATTCTGCAGGTCTAATACTTTAGATTTGTTAATATAGTAGGCACGATTATCGTTTAGGTCGATGCTTTCTGAACAAACAAATCTATCAAAATTTGGTGCTAGGAAGAAACTGCGAGTATTACCTTCGCCCTTCCATTGAATTCCCTTGCCGTAGACACTTTCTGTTTCTGTGGCAACAAAGTCCAAACTAGAACTACGTTGCATACGAGTGTCTGATGTTAATTTTGCCACATGAAGTTCACCGCCTATGCGAAGATTACCTGTGACAGACATTTCTCCGTTGACTGTGACTTCTGCGTTCTTAGATTTGGCATTGCCGATAACAACGCTATTTCCTTGCATTGTTATTCTATCAGTGTTGTCTGTGATCAAACTTAATTTGTTTGATCCCCATGTGCCGATTCGAGCAGCGCCAGTTGATTCGTCTCCGCCTAGTACAATCAATACACCAGCGTCTTGAATTGTAACAGCACTAAGCATTTGTTCTGTGTTGACACTAACACGATTATACAAATCGTTTGCGTAGAATGTTTGTCCTACGCTGATATTACCATCAATTTTTAATCCCAGTAATGTTCCAACTTTAGTTAGATTAGAACTGGTTACGCTGTCGCTGATACGACCTTCCTCAAGTACAGGAACACCGTTAATCTGATCTAGATCTTGCCTATTAGTGCCGTAAAATGTAATTGCCTTGTTATAACTATCTTGGTCCTGCTCTGTAATAATACGTTTAGCACGTATTGTTGTAGCAGTGATCTCATTAGTAACATTGATAGTCGTAGCATTGACGACTCCAGTGTTAACTTCAGTGGAATTAACTTTATTTTCTACGGTTAAATCGCCTAATATTCGATCTAATCGAAGTTTTGTAAGCACAACTCCGTTGTCGTTGATTGCTATCTGCTGTCGAGACGCAGAATCAGTAATACCCGCACCGCTGGCAGCGCCAGTTTTTAGTGCAGATTTAAGTTCGTTTAGGATTTGATCAATGTTTTGGCTCATAGTACAGTATTTATATAGATGCCTGGGAGTAAATAGCAAACTAAAATTCGCATAAATATTGTTACAACAGGACAAATTTAAAATGCCAGCAGCCTTTTACGACTTTTTTAGGAAGATCAAGTTCCTACCCAACGATATAAGCATCGAAGCGGACAGCACAACTGACACCGCACAGATAGAAGCGGGCACTAATATCGCTTTTGATGTTGAAGACAGCACCACAGGGCCCGGTGCTACTACAGATAAAGTTGTTATCAACGGCGCACGGTATGATACTTATGTACCGGTAACAGGAGCATTGCCCGGAGAAAGTGCTATTATACGTTTAGAGCGCGATGCTCTAGGAACTTCTGGATCCATACAAACAGATATAATTATCGAAACTGATCCTCTTAGTCCTATCTTGGTTGATAGAATTGATGGTAATAGAATTAGGATTGGTTCTAGCAGTCCAACCATACCGTTCAGCAGAGAGCAAATTGAAGACTTTGTTGCACAATTATTAATTGGCGGAACTCACACTGAGATCACAGTAAACTACGATGACCTAGGAAGTCCTGTTCTAGGCAATATTGATCTTGCTGTGACGTCTACACTACAAACAGTGACCAATCGCGGTGCCACAACTACTAATGCAGTCAGCATTACAAACGCCACAGGATCAACAGATTCAATCACTGGCGCATTGAAAATTACTGGTGGTCTAGGAGTATTTGAAAACGTCAATGTGGGCGGAAACATTGCCACAACAACGGGCACAGTCAGTGCCACAAGATTAACCAGTACCGTTGCCACAGGAACTGCACCGTTGACTGTGGCCTCAACAACCGCAGTGGCCAATCTGCAGGCCGCAACTGCCAGTAAATGGCACACTGCTAGAACCGTTACATTTGCCGGCGGCGATGTAACTGGTAATTTCACTATCGATGGCAGTGCCGATGTGTCTAACGTTGTGCTAACTATTGGTGCAGATAGTATTGCACTGGGTACAGACACCACTGGCAACTATGTGGCAGCAGGCGCTGTTTCTGGGAATGGGTTATCAGGAAGTTCAAGTACTGAAGGCGGCACATTCACTGTCGCTTCAAATGCCACAGCAACCAATACTGGCAGTACCATTGTGTTCAGAGATGCTAGTGGAGACTTTAGTGCTAATAGTATAACAGCATCCTTAAACGGTAATGCTCTAACTGCATCTTCTTTTCAAACAGCAAGAAATATAAATGGCGTTTCGTTCAGTGGCGGCGCAGATATTGTTGTTGAACCTTATGTAGAAAGTGATGAGTCAACTAATGCTGCCAGATATATTACATTTGTTGATTCAACAACGGACGGATATCAACGATTAAATGAAGACAGTGGATTAACTTATAATCCCAGCACTGGTATATTAAGTTCCACAACTTTCAGTGGGGCTGTATCTAGTAGTTCAGTGACTATCACTGGCGGCACAATCAACGGCACCACTATTGGTGCTACTACTGCTTCTAGTATCTCTGCTACCACTGTGACAGCATCAGATACAGTTACGTTTAATGCATCGGCTATAGAAGAAGTTAGTGTGCAGGCCGATGCCGCAACAGGAACTATAACATTGGATTGTAAAACTAACAGTGTGTTCTATTACACCTCCAACGCTACTGGTAACTGGACACTGAATTTTAGAGGCGACGGCGCAACCACTATGAACACATTCCTGGCAGTGGGAAAAAGTGTCACAGTGGTATTTTTAGCCACACAAGGAGTTACTGCGTTTTATCCTACAACTTATCAAGTAGATGGAGTTGGCGTTACACCTCGATGGTTAGGCGGTACAGCACCCACAGGCGGCAATGCTTCAAGCATTGACAGTTATTCATTTACTATTATTAAAACAGCCGCAAGTACATATACAATTCTAGCCAGCCAAGCAAGATTTGCCTAAGGACAACAATGCCATTATTAAGTACATTAAGTAATGCAGGAATTCAATCGTATGGTAATCGAGGTATAAGGGCCGGCGGCTCTGCATTTTTTAATGCTGGCGGAGATTATCTTGCAGCCCCATTGAGTGCTGCATTTACGCATACCGGTAACTTTACAATAGAACTGTGGGTGTATCCCACAAACTTATCACAATTGAATCTGTTGTGGAGACAAGGCAACTCGGTATATATGTGGATAAACACCATTGGACAAGTGGCTTGGTATCACGGATCTAATCCATATTCGTTTAGTGCTGCCACAGTGACTGGCAACCAATGGAACCATATTGCCGTGGTTAGAAATTCAGGAACAATCACTATCTATATCAACGGCGTTGGTTCAGGATCAGTGTTTAATACTGCCACTGTTGCGACAGGCTTTACACCACTGATAGGAACTTGGAATGGCACATCGCTTTATCAATTTTTTGGTTATATAACAAATGTACGTGTTGCTAAACAGGCACTTTATACAGCCAACTTTGCACCTAGCGGAATACCGTTAACTGTTAATAGTCAATTATCGACCACTACTCAATTGTTACTAAACATGCGAACAGCATCAACATTGATCACTGATTCTAGTGCTAACAACTTTGCGCTGACCAATGTTAGTGTAACTCACTCTGATTTTACGCCGTTCCTACAACCTTTTGTGACTCCCGGTACGGTGGTGTTGCAAAGTGCTACAGTAACTCCCACAACTTTTACACCCAGTGAAGGTACTACAATAACATTTAACATTGTGGGAACCAACACACCCAACGGCACGTACTATTATACCGTTGAAGAAGATATTGCTACAGGTGCAGTTACAGGTGCAGATTTTACCGGTGGAGTATTATCGGGAACATTTTCTATTAGTAGCAACACTGGAAGTTTTCCGTTAACAGTTTCTAGAGATTTAGTAACAGAAGGTTCTGAAGAATTTGTAGTATATGTTAGGAAGGATTCCATTTCGGGTGCAATTCTCGGAACTTCTGGCAACATAACTATCTCTGATACTTCAATCACGCCAGTATTCACTGCGGAACCCGGAAGTATAAATGAAGGCGATACTGAAACATTTACAGTGGCCAACGTTGGTCCAGACGGCACTTACTTCTTTACAGTATTAAACGGTACCTCAGCCAACGCAGACTTCAGTGCAGTCAGTGGTTCATTTTTAGTAAGTGGCGCCACCGGCGGTATTGACAATGGCACAGGATCATTTGACATTACCACTGTGGCAGATCGACTAACAGAAGGTAGTCAAACATTCCAAGTGCAAGTGCGTAGCGGTAGTGTCAGTGGCGCTGTGGTAGTGACGAGTGCGGTCCAGACTATCAACGATGATTCGCTGACACCGGCATTTACTATTACACCGGCAAGTATCAACGAAGGAAGTTCTGGATCGTTTACTGTAAACAACCTTGGCCCAGCAGGAACGTATTTCTGGACAGTGTTTAATGGTACTACTACTGATGTCGACTTCTCTGCTGTCAGCGGATCATTTACCACATCTACGCTCAACGGAAACGGATCATTTAATATAACACCTATAATTGATTACGTTACTGAAGGAGCAAAAACATTCCAAGTACGGGTTAGACAGGGATCCGTCGTTGGTACGGTATTAGTAACCAGTTCCAGTGTAACAGTTAATGATACATCTACAACAGTTAATGCGGTTGCATCGGGATCGGTAGTTGAAGGATCTTCCGTACTTTGTACAGCCGCCGCTGTTGCCTTCCCAAATGGTACTTATTATTGGACTATATTGAACGGCACAACCGCTGACGCAGACTTTCCAGCCACAAGCGGATCATTTGTAGTTACCAACGGAACTGATGCTTCGTTTTTAGTTGCAACTGCAACTGACGGACAACTTGAGGGTGCGGAAACATTCCAAGTTCAAATTAGAAGAAATAGTATTAGTGGCACTGTAATAGCAACCACTAATACTATAACAATTAGCGCAAATGTTACTTAACTAACCTTAAGCAGGATAATTTCTTCGTTGATGCGACCGTTCATCTTGGTATCGGTGGCATTGATGTCCTCGAGGAACTTGCGTAACTGTACCTTACCTGCCGCTTTGAACTCTTTGAGTTTGTCTTCGGGCTTGCGTAGTGTTTTGCAAACGCTTAAATTTTCATTAAAGCCTGTAATCGTAGTGCCTTTAACACCCAAGTCCATGTACTCGTTGGCCACATACTTGCCTAACTTACGACTCTTGGTGTTATAAACCCACAACTCCTTGGCACCAACAATATCAGCAGGATTGACACTGACCAATTTCAGTGGTTCGTTGGTCTTCATGTACTTGAGTTTAGCAACAATTTTGTCTTTTGGAACAACTTTGGTCTTGCGTGGCGCACGGTTTACCTTGGCTTCTTGCATGAGCATTTCGCAGGCATTTTTAATTTCAGTCAAAAACACAATAAAGTTCTTGATCTGCTTTTTGCTACGGTGGCTGTAACCTTCACGCAACTGCTCACAGCCTTGGCCGCTGGCCAGTTCTTCAAGTTCTTCCAAATCACGTTTGTAGAAATCGCGAATAATGCGGGCATGTGCTGCCTTTGCACCCTTACCTTTCAGCAAGTTCAAGACCTTAAATGCTTTTGCATCAAAGTTTTCAGGATCATTTTGAAAGTCTTCGTAGGCAGTTTCTAATTCTTCAGTCATCAACAAGGCAACTTCACGTAGTCGCTCTTGGATAGTAGGAGTGTATACTTCTTTCTTGGCGGCTTCTTTTTCAGCGGCAGCATCTTCTGGATCAACATCGTCGGCACCTTCGGCAAGCACTTTTTGAATCTCAGCAGTTAACCAAACAGCAGTGTCGCGACCCTTGTTGAAGTCCTCACGATATGCGGACATGCCACGAAGCAAACAACTGGCAACGGAACCCATGGTAGTGTTGATGCGGTTGTCTTTGATCTTCTTCATTGCCACGATGTCTGCTTTGTCGAATTCGTTGTCGGTCATCCACTTGACAACAAAGGGCTTGAAACTTTTAATATCACTTTCCAAGCGATAGTAGGTCATTGCATTGACAAAGTTTCTATGGAACTTGTCTGCGTCCCAAGTTTCGCAACCTTCCCAAACTGGACTGTGGTCTTTAACTACACGAGTACGATGTGCAATAACTTGCTTCTTTGTTACTCGAGTTTTAGATGTATCTTTTGTTGCCATTTTCTGCTCCTGTTTATTAACTAATACAGTAATTATACAGTCAAAATGGTTCATTGTCAATGCCAAAAGGCACAACATGAACCATTCTGCGACCCTTTTGGATTAAAGAGTGAAATTAATGTGCTTGACGTTTTCGAATTTGAAACTACGCCAATTTCCAACATCCGTTGCCCAAACTGTGCATAACGTGTCTGAAGTTTTTGGTTCTTCAACTGTGGGACAAATACCTTCTTTGAGTGTACACTTCATTTCGCGAATGGTACCATCTACTTTGGCAAATTTGATTTCCACATTTTCGTGCATTTTGAGTACACCCAAAAGCCATGTTCGGAATGTTTTACGTTCTTCTTCGTTGGCAGTGCTGTACCAGGTCTCGTCGAAATCTACTAGATCTTTTACTTGTTCAGTCATTTTTCACCTCTTTTGGAAACTACTTTGTCAGCCAGGCCATATGCCACTGCTTCTCCTGCACTCAAGAATGTATCGAACTTCATTGTTTCAAATAGTTCAGCATACTGTTTGCCCGCAGTATTATGTCGAACATACAGTTCAGTCAACCGTTCGTTGATACGTTTACTTTCTTCAAAACTACGTTTTGCATCCTCAAACTCTAATTCTTGAACATGTACTGAACCACGAGTACCAGGAGTACCTGAACTCACACGATGAATCATAGTGCGGCTTTCCGGCAATACAAATCGTTTGCCAGGGGCTCCTGCCTGTGCAAGAAAACTGCCCATACTACAGGCCTGCCCAATCACATAGGTAGCAACGTCCGGCTGGATAAACTGCATGGTGTCATAGATGGCCAAGCCAGCAGTCACACTGCCACCGGGACTGTTGATAAACAGATTGATGTCTTTATCCCCGCTTTCGCTTTCAAGGAACAGTAATTGTGCCACAATAATACTAGCAGTATGTTCGTTGACATCAGTGTCTAACATGATAACACGATCCTTTAACAGGCGTGAGTAAATGTCATAGGCACGTTCGCCTTTGTTGGTTGATTCAACAACCATGGGAATAAGATTAGGCATTCGTTTCCTTTGTTAGTGAGAATTTGTAAAGTTTATAAAAATACATTTGATCTAGTCTGTCTACATTATAATGTGTATCCAGTGTGATTGTCATCTTTTCCACTACCAATTGTGTGAACATTTCTAATAGGGGATTGTCATTGGCGATTTCAATGTTGAAAAGATAAGTGCCTTCAGTGAACCAAAATCTGTGCAGGTTTCGTTTCTTTTGTCTGCTGGTTGTGGTCTTTAAGTATGTCAGTGTTAACTGATCTTTGTTCGTCAACGCACTGCCGTTCATCAATCGAGGAACATCCGTGGTGTTATATTGTTTTTTGAAGTCTTCGTAGGCCATGTCTTCTTGGTAAAAATAAGGAAGTTTGTAATATATACCAACATCCTGTTCCTTGCATGTTCGAACATGATTTTCTAATAGATGGCATACTCGACTTCGATAGTCACTGAGTCTACCATTACCAGACAAGTTGTTCCAGAAAAACTTTCTTGTGTAATATTTCCGCACCCGCTCTGCAAGTTCTCGAGTTTCGTCGGTGATATTTTCAATTACTCGCAGATCATCTAGTGGAAAATAGCCCTGCTGTGTTTCAACTAGATTCTTGAGACTACATGCAAGTACCAAAGGATCGTCTTTGAACTCTTTGATTTCTTCTTTGTAAGTGGAAGAAAAGATACTAATAGAATCGTCAACTGTGATATTCATTATCTGCCTTCTGTGTATTTTTGACCTCGTGGTCCGTTGCTGACAAAATCCATACCGGCCATACGACCTTCGTACATACGACCATTCCAATTCATGAGTAGTTTAACACTCTTGTTCATGACCACTGTCAAGTTACGTCCTTCGTTAAAGTTCATTACTTCTGCTTTAACTGTTCGATTTGTGCTTTCTTGTGTGACATCGCATGTCGCATCGTATCTAATTTTTGTAGTCATGGTGTTTTAAAGTTATAGCCTACCAGGACACTGCCAACGCCTGGCTCGTCACCTGCAATTGAGTCTAGCAAGTCGTAATTTTCTTCTGCACGAACGATTGCTTCATAGGCTTTTTTCAGTGCAGGATTATCCTTTATACGCTGTTCACGTGCCCGTTGTTTGTCTCGCTGTTCACGTGCCCATTGCAACAATGATTCCGCATCGGGTGTTAGTTCGATACTGGCATAGTTTGACTCAATGGATTTCCATACGCTTCCGTCGTTGACTTCAACGCAATTCATGTTGGGATTATATCTCATCATACCTGCACCTACACTACCCGGACTGATATATGGGTTAGATGGTGAGCCCCCAGATACTGTAATGTATCTACTGCTGGAGTTAAGACCTTTGATCATATTGCTTTGCCTTGTTAATAACAGCCATCGCCTCTTCGAACTTGCTGTGCTCTAATTGTTTTTCTATTACTTCATCCCATGGTCGAACCCAACCTATGTAGGGTTGAGTCCATCGATAAGTCCAGTGACGTGTCATTTGTACTTGTCGTCTAATTCTACGTTGGTCAAGCCTGCAATAGTTTGGAAACTTTTCCATGCCTTGTTTGCGGCTGGATTCTTTTCCAATTCACTGCTGGGCAACACTGCTTCTAGCCAAATTTCTGGACGACGACTAGGATGTGCGCCAAACTTACGTGGCTGGTGTAGCAGGCCTCTTTCCCAAAGTTCAATGCTGACACTACGGAATCGATCCTCATCTGTATATCCAGCCCACTCTGGATTGCTGTGACTAAAGAATCCCTGATTGTAGCCATTATCTGTACCACCTCCGTAGCCAAGCCAAATACCCTGCCACTGATCGGCATCACGAGGATCAAAATCTGTACGGGTAATTAGTACGAGTACATCATCGATGTCTACTACACCGTCTACAATGTCACGTACACAACGGCTATAACTAAGTCCAATTTTCATATTAAATTTCCACAATAAAGTTAGAATCGAAATTGGGATTCTCATCGTGGTAACCACGAGGGTTACATACCACACGAGTGTCTCCAATCATATAGTCAAATGTTTGATGCATGTGTCCGTGTGTCCACAATTTGATACGGTCGTGATCTAGAATAAACTCACTCAAGTCACTGGCATATCCGCCATTCATCAGGGTGTCGTTTTTGTAGTACTCATGAATACTCAAATGACTAGGAGCATGATGACTACAAATCACTACTTTGGCGTCTTGGGGCAAGCCCAACATCACTGACTTGAAATATTCCACAGTGCGGCGATGTTCGCCGACAGTGCGAGCGGGTAAAAACTTTCTGAATCCTTCTTTAGCAATCCGGATAACTCTAAAGTCATTCATGGCAGTTTCAAGATGATACAGTGTTAGACTGTCTGCTTTGTTGCAGTCGGTCCACATGGTGCCACCAATAAAGGTAACATCATCTATTACCTTGGTACCTTTGTCTAACAAATAGACGTTATTGAGTCCCATGGAGTCTAAGGCCTCTTGGACATAAGACGCACTGAGATCAAACTTACCATGATAATGCTCATGGTTGCCAAGCACATAAATCACATGCGGAAATTGGAAACTACACCGTTTAAAGAAATCTCTATATCTTTGAGCAGCCGCTTGCCTACGTCCTAAATTTGGAATCACAGTAGGATCCATTGGATGTACAGGTGGGTGATCGTGAAGATCCTGCGTGACGCAGATATCACCGCTGAGTACTAACACATCCGCACCAAGTTCATTCTTGATATGGATGTCTTCGAACTCTAAATGTAAGTCGGATACAATTTGTATTTTCATGTTGATATTATACTGCAATTATGATTTTTTGTCAACAGCATCGTGCCATTTAAGAGTCCAGAATGTATAATCTACATCTTTGAGTTTGGCCGTAACTGCATATTGATAACCATATGACGAGTGATCTATACGTCTATGCCATTGCGGACTTTCTATAGCATGTGACATGATCCATTTTCCGGATTCAGAATTTTGCCATTCATGTAAAGGCATGGCCGCATATAAATCTGGATCATCAACATCGCCCATGGTAAACTTATGTACTGTTACATTGTGAATACGATAGGCACGATTGTCGATGACTATAGTTTCATAATTCTGGCCTTTTGGAGTATTACCAATGTAACCATTTTCTGGTGCCAAATGCCGAGACATTATAACTCCAGACCGTTGGCCCTTGCATAGTTTTCACGTTCTGCTTCACGTTCTGCTTCGTGCCGGTCGCACAATGTTCTAACCCAGCCGCCGCCTCTGCGTGTACCAGGAACACCGCAGTCTTCACAAGAACATCCTGCCCACATCTCCGCCATACGTACCATTCCGTCTATTGTGTCGTCACCGCCTTGATAATAAAAACGTAGTCCACCAAACTTTTCTTTGATCTGTTCTACAACAACCTGTGGGACTTCATTGGGAATTTTGTGATTGTGGGGATTATCTTTAAGCAAGGCTTCTCTAGTATTATTACGCCATTTAGTGTGACCATCTATCTGACTGCAAAGTGCTTCAAGAATTGGCCACCAACCTGAACCTACAGCAAAGCCGCCGTAGGGGTTGGCAAACATTTTTGGATAAGTTTCTTCCATGCGTTTAACAAAATCGTCATACTGTGTTTCTTCAGTCATGATAGTTTCCTATGTGTTTTATTAATTGACTCTACTCGCTGTAGCAGTTCAAAATCTAAATCGTGATCTATTGCTTCTTCAATTATAGCAGCCACGTCCTTGGGAAAGCAACCACCGCCCCAACCATACTGCGAATCTGGTCCAGGCACATCCATGTGTGTATATCCAATGCGATCATCCATGATGGCTAGAGATTTTAAATTGTTCCAAACAACTCCTTCAGCATCTGCCAACAGTTTGAAATCATTCATAAAAGTCACTTTTGTTGCTAGATAACTGTTCATCATATATTTGTACAGTGCGGCAGTTTTTATATCAGTTAATAGTAGTTTTTCTTCTACCATTGGTACACCTTCTCTAACAATATCTCGAGCCCTTGTACACCATTCGTAAGAACCACCAAATACAAAATATTCTGCATTGGCATAGTCTGTGATGTTGTTGGCCGCAGTTAAAAACTCTGGACAATAGACTATGTTGGGATATTCTTCTTGCAATTGAGCATACACACTGGGAGGCGCAGTGGTTTTGCAGATGATTGGAATTTGTTTACTAATGTTTACAAACATCAATTCTTTAAGAGTCTGTTCTAAAATACTTGTATCGCAATGGCCGTCTTCCAATGTAGGATCCACAGGTGGACTTGGAACACAAACATAGATACCGTCACATGATGTGAATTTATCCAATTCGGCCGAGTCTGACATTTTAGGATCTCTGATAACGAGGTCGTGATGTCGGTGAGCCCATGCTATTGCCGATCCCACATAGCCGAATCCTATAATTCCAATTTTCATCGAAGAGCGTCCATGGTAAGTTCTTTGCCGTAGACATGTGCCACGGGTTTAAGCCAACCATTGTTGATACACTCAGCAATGATTAGTCGATATTCGCGTGGACACTTTTCATTGATTTCAAAACTTGCTCTAGGACAAGTAACGTATTTGTCTACGAGCATGAAGTTAGGGTCACTCTGACGAATGGTCCTAATGTTGCTTTGATAAGTTGTAAATTTCAAATCTTTTCTCCGGGAGCAAATCCACGGAACTGTTTAAAACGTGGAAAGCGCAGGCTGTATGTTCCGTCTTGATTTTGTGTAATAGCATCAGCACGAACTTCTGCCACCATGCCCACACAGTCGTCTTTAAACTTCCAAAAGCCATCACGTTGCTCGTCAGTAAGTCCACTGCCCACATTGACTCGAATGTCTTTGCCATCGTCAACGCCTTCGCAGACCAACGCACCAAGTCGGCCCACATTCTTACCTGTGCCTTCTTCAGTGGCAACTACAGTAAGACTGACTTCGATAAACGGCTTGAGTTTTAGCCATGCCACGCTACGTTTGCACTTGTAACCTGCATGGGCATCTTTAAGCATGATACCTTCGTAGCCGCCTTCAATTGCCTGTGCATTGATTTCTTTGTAACGACTTTGTCCTTCGGCAGTATCCAAGTCAACTAGTTCTTGTGCCACAACGGTAACATTAGGTAATGCAGATTCGTTGGCATCAAACCATGTCTTTAACCATTCGCTACGTGCTTGTTGTGTAGTAGCACTTTCGCCTGTTTCAAACTGTGCCAGCGGCAATATATCAAACAAATTAAGAACTGCATCGTTGGCTTTTGCACTGGTCTTGCGATGAATCTGTTTCATCAAGTCTTGGAAACTGCCACTCATAATTTCACCGTCCAATACAGTTGGCTCAGTGAACGTATGTGCAATTTTTGCAATTTGCTCTTTGACATGTGGAAAGTTTACAAGTTCCTTACCGTTGCGACTAAACTGGTCCACCCGACCGTCTGGATACACGATAGTAATAACACGAACGCCGTCGAGTTTAACTTCGATAATCTTTTTACCAATGACTTTGCCTTCGTGATTAGCACTGTCATGCGCCAATTGGCAACTGAACACTGGTACTGCATATTGCGGGAATTCTTTTTCTGTCACACGATTGATTGTTGCTTCGCTGAATCCTGCTCGCATATCTTTGATAAGGATTCGACGATACCAACCATTCCACTGTTCTTTAGTGGCTGATTTCATCAGTGTTTGGATCATATCCCTCGCTGTATTACCGGTGACATTGCGAGTAGTAAAGCCAGTAAGAGCGAGAGTAAAACTATCCCAAGGTAGGCCAGGCCCGTCTTCATCTGTTTTCTCCGGTATTTGTTTGAGTCCAAAGGTGATCATTGCATCTAGTGCAAGACGACATCCTTCGAAAAATTCTGCATTGCCTGCTTGGGCTTCTGCCAACACAATGCTTTCTTTAACCAAACGACTGTTGTCGCTTTCAATTTGTTTAATTACTTCCCATGGTGTACGCATAATGCTCCTGTCTGTGTAAGTGTATATTTTACTGCCAAACGAACTCTGTGTCAACTACTTTAACATAGTTTAATTGAGTTTCTTTGGTTTTAGTTATAAAGTTAACGCCGTGTGCTTTAATTTTGGCACGAATCTTTTGGGTAGCCCCAACTTCTGCTAGTTTTTGTTTGCTTAAAAAGTTTACCAAATAGCCAGTACTGGTAATGGCATCGTGTCCAAAACATGTCAATTTTGGAATAAACCGAACTCCGATGTATCGAACATCTATGGTCATTGTTTCACCAACTGTGCCTAGATGGTCTTGCCGTGTTGACCTAACTTCTTTTTCAAGTTTTTTCTTTTCCATTTCTTTGTAGTAGGTGTTTGGAACACTGGCTACTACTGCAAAGTCTTTGAATCGAACTTCGGGAGTTTGTGTATTGGCAAATACACGTTGCATATAGTCTCCAAGATTATCTGCAATGACCCCAAAGGTCAATCGTCTATAATAATGTATAATGGCCTGAGCATTATCAACATCATCTTGCGTAACATTGATTAGAACTTTGTATTCTTCTCCAGCAATTTCAGGAACAAGTTGATATGACAAATGTTCTTTACTGGTCCATGTACGTTTGTTGGTATCGGAGAATGTTATGCTAGAACTACTGGTAAAGCCTTCTAACCGATGGATAGCACAGGCCATTGTGAGTACTTCTTCAACGGCCCAGGTTTTATCATTTACGGAATTTGTCTTAGTCATTGAGATCTGCAAGTGTGTGTTGACTGATAAGAATATTCTTTCCAATTTCAAATAATCCGACACCACCGATTAGATCTTTAATACTTGCATGGATTTCCACATCGCCATCTGCGGTCATGCTGGACACAACAAATTCCTCAATGAGTCCATTTTCAACCTGTGTGCGCAAGTGATCCAAGACTTCTAATAAGTCATTTTTTAGTTTTTTCTTGCTACGGTCATTAATACTGATTACTTCCATATGGATTCTCCTCTATGGATATAGTATAACACCTAAAGGCTTAGATGTCAATCACAGTCTGTAGGTGATTCGACCTTTGGATAAATCATAAGGGCTCATTTCTACTCGAACTCTATCGCCCATGATGATTTTGATTTTATTTTGGCGCAGTCGTCCATTGGTGTAGCAAGTGATAACGTGTCCATTTTCCAAAGTAACACGAAACATGTTACCCGGCAGAACTTCGGAGATGGCACCTTCCAACTCGATTAAATCTTCTTTGCTCATACTTTTTTGATGACCATTGCACCGTCGGTGACTTCAATGTGCATGGTGTCACCTTCTTTCCATCCTTGCTGTTCGCAGATTTCGGGAGGGATTTTGAATATAACATTATCCGGGTCTCCCGGAATGTCTTCAAATAGTTCTTCAACTAGGTAAGTTTTACTCATACTGCCATTATATGATCTATTGCGATGTAAGTCAAATTAAATGGTTATATTTTTATTCTAGTTCTAGGATACACTTGTCCAGATGTTGGTCTTAAGAAATAATCTGGTTTTGGATAAACACCGCCACTAACTGGTCGTTCTTGTTTGTGTGCAAGAAAACGGTTTGGGCTATTGATCAAATCGTATACATCAGACAATCCATTATTATTGTCGAACACTTGATTTTGTTTAGCAGTGGCAATGAGATAACTTCTTGCTTGATCATTGTTCATAGAAGGATACATTTCTAATGCACAGGCCAGCACTCCACACACTTGAGGACTGGCCATGCTGGTACCACTGTAAATATCTTGTGTATATGATGCATTGCGACTGTCGGCGACGCCACCACTGTTCACACTGCTTTGTATTCCTGATCCGGGTGCCCAAATATCGATTCTAGCGCCTCTGTTACTGAAGCCGGATTTTCTATCTGTGGTTGTATTATCAATAGATCCTACACATATGGTTGCAAGACTCAGGTCTGGTCTAACAGCGCCGCCCGGTGTTCCAAGATCACTGGTATATATTTGTTCGTTGCCTATTACAGCCACATAATTGTTCCAGTCTGCATCGTTTGGTAGCCCTAGCGTTGCTGACTCATTTCCGGCGGCACCTACAACAATTATACCCTCGGCAATACAATCAACGATATCCTGTTCTGTGGCTGCATTTCTAGAAGGAACAACTAAAAAATCTCTCCCTTCGGCTCTAACTGTTATCAAACCGTAAGTGGCTAGTTGGGCAACAGTAAATGGCCCATCTACAAGTGTGCCTCTGTAATTAACTTGAAGAATAGCACCAATAGTCATGAATCTATAAAATCCCCAACTGTTATTTGTTATAGTTGGATTGCGTCTTCCTGTGGCAGGGTTAATTGGTTTGTCACGATGAAACAGTCTGACCCAATCATATAAAGTGTTAACAATATTACCGTTGGGATTTGTACTGTAGGGATTTATATTATAAATGTTTGCTGACCTAGCCCACCCTTGTGTGTTGCCGCAGGCCGTACCTGCAACGTGTGCGCCGTGATTATTATCGGCCTCGGCACCGGTGCCTGTGTAGGGAGTATAGACGTAAGGTTGGGTCAAAAACGGTGCATACCAATTGTATTGTATTACCCGAGATCCACCAGTGCCATCACTGTTAACAGCATACTCTGGATGTGCTGGATTAAAGTGTCCGTCTACTATAACAACGTCAACATTTCTACCCTGTGTGGTAACGCTGATAGTGGCATTTATATTTGAGGTTCCATCGGACCCCCAATTTGCTCGTTGTTCGCCTTCTACACAACGTAGCAGTCCCCAATTTCTGTAAGCAGAACTCAATGCTCCGCTTTTATTAAAATTACCTGTTTGTGTATAACTAGGTCTAACAACAAGGCCTTGTTCCTGGGGAGTTAATTCTGCAAACATCACTCTTGAATCTTTTTTTAATTCTTCGGCTTCTGCATCACTTAACATATAGTGTGTGTTGCGACTTATTTCACGTCTATTGACGCACTCAACTGCTCTATTGGGAATATACAAACTGCCACCTGGTGTTTCCATATCCTCATAGAAAGCATCTAGGTCATCTTTATTTTTTAAAGTGACAATGTATTCTTTTAAATCGCTCATTGTTATGCCTCTAGTTGTACTAAGGTCAACGTTACTTGAATAGTGGCTACTCCGCTACCTTTGTTTTTTACAGAAGCGTAGATAGTAGTAGCCGCAGGAGTGTCTCCGTTGAATCCTAGGGTAGCAGGAGTAAACGATACAGTTTGATTAAGAGAGGTTGTAATTACTTCTGCAATAACACCTGTACCCGGTAACGGATCTGTAGTTTCTAATCTTGATGCATCGGCTGTTCTTGCGGCAGCAGTGGTGTACAGTCTTACCCATGCAGGAATCTCAACAGTCATACCTAGTAACGCATAAGTTTTAAATCCAGTTATAGATATATTTCCAGTTGCATCGATTGCCAATGCTCCTGTGGTTGCAGATGCAGTAGTCCTTGAACCTAAGCCAGTGCCACCACCGCCCGACACAGTGGTAAATGAAAAACTGCCAGCGCCGTTGGTAGTCAATACTTGTCCAGCAGATCCGTCTGTAATTCCAAGGTCGGTTAATTGTGTTGGAATAATATTAGTAATATCAGTAAGATCGCCAATGTCTTCGGCTATGTTTGGCAAGTTCGTTAAGTCAACAAAACTACCACTGAACAATGCTGGTTTGTTTGTTAAGTCAGCATAACTACCACTGAACAATGTTGGCTTGTTTGTTAAGTCAGCATAACTACCACTGAACAATGTTGGCTTATTAATTAAATTATTATAATCGCTTGTTAATACACTTGTGCCGGTACTGTTAATAATGTCGCCGCTTGCTGGCAATCTTAGTCGACCGTCAGTTTCAAAAATCCATTGCTTTTGCGACGGACCTACATTAGTAACAACTGCTACAATTCTATCAGAGGTCAATGTAACTGATTCTAAATCAGTTACGGAGTATATAGAAATACCAGTGTCTTTGGCCCAGTTAGAGTAAATGTTTAATTCGTCTGTGGCTCCTTCGACTTCGGGCGTTATTGCTCTGCCTACAGTGATAGAATTTAAACTGGTATTGCCACGGAACAACACATCATCTAATGTGTCAGAGCCGCTGACTGCACTCACTGAAACTAGTGTGAATTTTTCATTTGGTGCATCCCAAGAAATAACCTGTCCGCCTTGAGGATTTCCTAATTCAAACGGCAAACCATCGATGGTTGGGTTTCCGGTTCTAACTCCCTGAGCATCAACAGGTCCTATCAACCCACCTGCTACTACACCTCTCAAATTTCCAGAAACGACTGTGGCATTGATAGTGCCAGTGATATTAATATCACCCGTTCCAACAATGTCATTGCCGCCTAGGCTTAAATTACCGCCCAGAGTTGGGGAAGCGTCATCTTGTACTGATAGTATACCTACGCCATCGCCCTCTAGGCCCACAGTGTAGATCTCTTTTAACATTACATCAAGTTTTCTCAGCGATTCGCCAGTGCCTTCGCGTTGCACAGATTTAGCAATCATAAAACCTGTACCGTCGGTTAATTCTAGAACGGCTCCGTCTACACTGGCTGAAATTGTAAAGTTGTCAGCATCGACGATCTGTTTAACGTAAAAAATAGCGTTAGTAGGAACACCGCCAAATGCAGTATTGTTACCCTCGGATTGAAATAATAATGCTTGACCAAGTCTTAAATTTGTAGTGTCACCTTGGAGATAATTAGTGTCTGCACTAGTACTGACTACGGCTGT